CATAATCGTTTCTCCTTTTGGTTTTGATATTGCAAGTCGGCAGCGCGGCGAGAGGGTGAATCACGCCGCGCGCCCATTCAATTGTTATCCCGGTAGCTTTACCCCGGACACGCCATCGTCCCGTTTCTGGGGTCGGTCTCAGCAGTGCTACGTCTTTCCCCTCGATGTCACCGATTTCTGCGCTGCTCGGTGACCACACAGCTGAGACTCGCCGTGTCAGGTCGGCGAGGCAGAACTCAAAGCTTCCTCCAGCGTCGCCTTAGGGAAGCACTCGATAGCACTGCCTGGCGTGGCGTTTATGACATTTACGCCCAGCGCCTTCAGCGGACTCACAAGCGATTCGAAGTGAGGCAACATCGACCGCGCGGCCACGTCGGCGAAATCGGCATGACGCGGTTCGTTATGCCAGTGGCTGCGCCCGTTATCGCATTTCATATCGTAGCCAAGCAGAATTATCCGCTTCGCACCCAGCTTTACCGCAAGTTCGATGGCCTGGTATCCGCTGTTGCTGCCATGCTTCAATCCATCCGGCGCATCCTCGTGACCGGACTGACCGGTAAGACGAAGCGCGTTAACCTGCGGATGATCGGCGAAATCGTACGATCCGCTGAACCACCAAAGCTTGTATATCGCGTCGTGGAAACTGTAGACGCCATGCTGTGAACGCCTGTTCGCAACTATCGACTGCTGCCACCATTTCTCGTCACAGAAGTACGCGGCGCACGTCGATATATTGCCAGTACCATTACACGTCGCACATAAATCATCTACTTTCATGCCTGTGCCCATACAACCGCATTTTATAGGCTTACTTGTGCCCAACATGAATGACGGTAGCAAACGCCATGAGTCGTTCACAGTGACGACCTTGAACGCATCCGTCCGGTACTTTTCATGCACGCCGAACACTGCGTTAATATTCTGTATGCGTAGCGACGGGCCGCCTGCCAATATCGCAACCGTCGCATCCGGCCACATCTTCGGTACAGGTCCGGTCATCGGTATGCACCTCCGTGCCCGCCCCGGTTAGCGTTCCTGTTCACCTGACGTAGCTTCTCCATCTCCTGCTGCGCCGGGTTCATCGCGGCGACCCATGCACCTGCGCGATAGTCGAGCTTGCCTTCGCATATCTTCGCCTGTCCCACAGCACTTACCTGCTCGATACAGCAGTCCGTCGTAAGCGACGCATCCGTTAGACCGCAGACCGTGCAGGAACGCGTGTTACATATCATACAGCCCCGGCATTCCGGATTGCCGCATTTGGGGGTAAGTTTATGATCCATTACACTACCTCGAATACGTGAAACACGTTGTCAACACCGGACGTCTGGTACGTACCTATGTATCTGCTGGATACATCGGACTCCGACATAATGTGTCCAGTGCCGACCGTCAACAGTGTGACTGCGTCCTTTGCCGTCTCATGCTGATCGACTACCGCCCACAGCATCGGCGACTCGTGCTGCATCTCCGCCCACAGCATCGGCGACTCGTGCTGCATCTGCACGCACAGCAAACGTGCGCCCTTCGGCAACATCAGCGTCTGCCTGGGTTTAAAACTCAGTGGGTACTTAAGAATCGTCATGCCGGATTATACGATTACGAGTTCGCCTGCGCCGCCGTGAGGATCGCCCTCATGTTGCTTATAAAATTGGGACGTCCCCGATCATCGTTAAAAGTAAGTGGCCCGTAATGGACCGCCTGCACGAGCGCGTAGGCAGATGTCGGCTGCGAATCCTGAAGCGCATTGAAGCACGCCTGCCACTGGTTACGCGTCGCGAGATAGTTCAACCGCGACCCGCGGCAGCGAAACTGAAAGTGCAGCTCCTGCACCTCGCGCTGCATCGTCAGCGGAGGCCCGCCAGCCGTCTCGAACAGACACATCATCGTGTCTACGTCATCGGGGCAGTAACCCTCGAAAAGTCTGAATATACCCGGTGCCGCCGTATTATTATCCGCAGGCGCAAGACCCTGAGCAATAAGGTACGCGCGTATGTCGTCTAAAATCACGTGATCTCTCCGGCTGCAAGTGTGGGCATAATCAGCTCGTGAACGCCTTCATCAATGCATCACGCACATCGCCTGACAGTTCACCGGCTTGCTCAAGAGCAGGCCGCTCCAAATATTTAGGTCCGCTTCCGGGGCGCGTGTACTTTATAAGCCCGCCCGACGGCGCGTTCAGCTCCTCGTGGACGTACAGCGCATAACCCACAGACTCATCGCCGTACCCGACTGTAACTTCGATGACGCCGGAGTCGTCTTCGACCGGCAACGTGACCTTGCCCGTGTTCATCAATGCTCCCGTCAGTACAGGCACGATCTGCTTCGATACGCTCATGATTTTCTCGCCACGTTGGTACAGCGCTGCTGCGACGTTCTGCTTCGCATCGCGCAGAAGCTTGTCGCTGAACTTGTCGAGGAACAAATCAAGGCCGTCTATCGTCATCGGCATCGCGGGTCACCTGAAACGTACAATAGGATCATGAATTGGAAAGTATACAGCAAAGAAGAGATCAACAAACTGAAGCATTGCTCGAAGCTGACGAGCGTCAAGGTGCATATATCGCCGCTCGGCACCTACCTGGCGATCAAATACTTCGGCGGACTCATGACGGTCGTGTACGTGGACGACGAAGGTAACATCAAGACGGAAGGCGGGCACAACGTCATACTTAAACAGGGTGGTGTGCTCGACGCGGTTACGAAGCCGTCACAAACCGAAGCAGATCCTCTGATAGCCAATCGACCGCTTCGCTCCCGGTCATAACCCCCGACTCGACCGCGACACTCGCATGCTCCAGCGCATTCTCGATGGCCGGGACGTCGATATCGACCGATATCGCAAGATGTATGGCCATTGGCGTTTGCGGGCGCTGTAGCGCGTCCGTTTCCGTTTCCGCGCTCGTATTGCATCCTGCGTGCCGTGGATCGTTCCTGGGCCACGTGTGCGCGATTATGACTAGCTTCTCAGCTACCCATTTGACGAACCTAAGAAAATTTTAGTGAAAAACGCCGCGCCCGTCTCGTCCGCTGGCTGAGCTACGCTCAATATAGGAGGCAGGTTCGACGGGTCGCTTCCCATCATCAGATCCCCGTCCACGTACACCGCATCCTCGTATTTGATATTCGGTGCGGGGAGCGTGAGCGACAACATCCATATCTGGCTCTCGCTGATTACTTCCGGGCCCTGCCCCTTCGTGCCGCGCTCATACGAGGCGACACGGCTGGCCTTGTACGTGCGCCGTCCGGGGAATGCCTGCGCGATTCCGTATATTGGCTTGCCATAACTGTCGCGACCGACCAGCGGACGCCAGATTATCGTCTGCTTACACAAAGGTAGAAACGTGGACGCATTCATGTTATTGACTGATAGCCCGCTTATTCCCCAACATAAGTTGACGCATACGCTCCCGGTATTCTGGATCCTGCCAACGGCGTTTCATGATCGCCGAACGTATAACCTTCATCGCAGGTGTATGTGATGCACGAACAGTTTTCATAAGCTTTCTACGATTGGCTGGCTTACTGAAAGTTTCGCTCATCGTCTTACTATGATCTTCACGCGCACCGGGTTTACTCCAGCGTTTGTTGTAACTGTCTTTCGCTGCACGTACATCAAGCATCTTCTTTCTGTATGCAGGGTCCGCCCACAAAGCCTTTACAGATTGCCTGATTTTATTGTCCGACATCCGGCGGGCATTCATCTGCCGTTTACGGTACTCCGAGTCTTTCCAACGTTCAGTTACCGATGCGCTAATATCACGCTTAACAACTACGTGCATATCGATCATGCCATCACCGCCAGATGTCAGATTAGTTAACCGATGCCCTTCAGTCTTCAGCCGCTTTATCCAATAGCACTCGCGCTCCATCGGTTTTGCCACGTTCTCTTCAAGTAGGCGTGCTTCGATAAGTTGTCCAGATGCAAGCACTGAACGAATCCAATTAAGCTTATAACTGTTCTTAGTCGTGCGCTGTGCCTCATGCACATGCCCTACAATGCGACTGTCAGGATTCTTAGTTACGCCAACATAACGAATCTCACCCGACGGGTCAACAAGTGCATAGACGGAAGCATTTGATTTAGGACAACTCATAATACTATTTTAGCTTAGAACCCTGCGTCGTTACCTCCATTGTTACTTGAGTTTCCTGTATTCTCGGTATCAACATTTGACATGCCGTCCACGCGGACAGCCGTTCCCAAAAGGTCGCGATTTTTGTACTGCGCGATCTTAGCCGCGAGACTCAGCCCGCCGACATAGAACGGTACGCCCTGTATCGCTGCGCGAGACCTCATCCTGTTCGCGACCTGCTGAAATTGCATCTGCGACTTCGAGTAGCTGACATGCAGATCGCCTACGCTCTCGTCCACGAGCGCCTTCAGTTTAGCGATAACCCCATCGGCTGCATATGCAGCCGGTAGGTAGTTACCCGTCGATGGCCATATCGCAGGCGGCGTCGGTCCGTATACGAGCGTGAGACAGTAGTTGATCTCGGCGTCGCTGAGCTGGAAGGCCGTCGCGTCGGTGTCACCGACGAGGAAGCGCACCTCGTCGACCGGGCTGCTGAGCGGGTCGCCCGAGTACGTGGCCGGAAGCGTCGGGCTCATGGGTATGCCTTTCTCCCGTGGTAGTCCGACTCTTCCTCATGGTGTGTAGCCATGCCCTGATAGTCACCATCGCGTTCATGAGCGCGCGCAGCTGCCAAATGGTCTTTCGCTGCCTGAAGATGGTCTTTTTGAGTGCCGGACTTCTTCGCTTTGGATGACGAGGCCTCAGCTTTATCTGAGGCTTGACGCGCCTCTTCACCAGAACTGCCGGAACCGAATCGTCCGTGGTCATCGCGCGGCTGATCCGGGGAACCCTTCAATACAGCATCGCTAAGAAGCATCGCGGCTAAAGTAGGCATGTGTGCTCTCCCTCTGTCACGTATCCGCCCGTCGCGAAACCATCCGCGAACGGGAACGCGGTCACCTTGCTGTCCCTGTTGTGGTTTATCACTTTGACGCCTTTCGCCTCAAGCTGCGGCAGCGCGTGCGCGAAGAACGGTGCCCAATAATTCCGCATGTATTCGTCGTCCATGTCGTAGCCGATGAGGTGTACCACCTTCGTGCCCTTATGCCAGCATATTCCGAGCGCACCGTATCCGCTGTTCTGCCCCGTCGCGATCACGTCCGGATCGTCGCTCAGCCCTTCCATATGGCTCCAGCCGTAGTACCTCACGCCCGGTATGCCTGCGCAGTCGGGCCACGTCTCAAGCGGCAGCGCGACGTGCTTCTCGATGCGCGCGACTGCGAGGAAGTCTTTGTGCGCCCGGACCCAGTCCTTGTCGAGCGTGAAGAACGCGACGTTGTGCCGGTTCAGCCTGCCGACGTGGAACACCGCGTCGTTGAGGCACAAAACATTCGCTCCTGCAGGAACCATCGGCAGCAGGCGCGCGGCGCTCGGCCCGTTCCCCACGATATAAACTTCAGACCACGAAAACGTATAATCGGACATGGATGAAGTGCTCAAGAAGATGTTCGAGTCCGGACCGCCGGAGATGACCGGCAGGCAGCTTGATAAGCTATGCGCGGAGATGGCTATGTCTTTCGTGAAGGCTTACGAGCCTGACGTTTTGATATCGCGCGATGATCAGGCGTATGGATTTCCGAAACTACCGGAGGAGTTGACGAAGCGGTGATGTCGCCGTCTGCGTCTTCCTCGTCGTCTTCCGGTTCCTCTTCATCCTCCTCCAAAGCGACCGGTGAACGCGCCATCATGCGCGCCAGTAGTTCTTCGTCCGCGAGCGCATAGTCCATCGTCTCGATAAGGCGCGTGGGCGTGTCGTATATCTCGCGCATCTGCCGTGCGTTCAATATGCCTTTCGGCAGCTCGTCGCCCATCTCGAACTTACGACCGTACGCCGTGACGCCTATGATCTTACATACGATGAAACGCTCGTTTGCGTAATCGACCTGGTCGGCTGGCGTGCGTGCGCAAAGCAGTGCTGACATGTTGTTTACCTCTTAGTAACTAGTTTTGTATAATCGTAGTATATGGCAACTACAATCAGTAAGCTATGCGAGCAATGCGGCGCGAGTTACGACAAGACACCGAACATATCGAAACGGTTTTGGAAGCTGCGCAGGTTCTGCACCCCGGAATGCAAAAGGCTTTCTCAAATAGGTCAAACAGGCACAACCAAAGGCATGAAATTCCCGGAACGTACCGCCGAGACATTAGCCAAGCGTAAATATAGGAAGTGCTGCGTGTGCAAAGGTCCTACTAAATTCCCTGTGTTCAGAAGAGGATCAAAAAACAACAGCATACAAAGGTGCTGCGACAACACAACATGCAAAGACATCGTGCGCCTCAAGAAGAACAAGCACATACGCAAGGTTCATTTGGAAGGCTTCAAAACAGGCAAAAGAAAACCATCCAAGATAAACCGGGCGGCACCGAGAGGCATGCCCGTAAGCAAAGAGGAACTACTGATGACAGACTGGTTCATATCCCAAGGATGGACGCCGCAGCACTACATCAACACCGGCGTACGCAGGTTACCGAAGCTGCCGCCATTTTGTTTTGACCTTGACTTCGCGCTGGTGGACAAGAAGCTGTACGTCGAGATCGACGGCAGCATTCATCAACACGCAGAACGAAAAATCCGCGACGCGCGCCGCACGGAGATACTTAGTGGACTCGGTTGGCGCGGATTACGAGTCTCGGCCAACCGAATCATAAGCAAACTTAAGAGGAAGTCAACGGCGGATATAGAAGGAGTCAAAAGAGAGGTTATGCACTTCTCTAAGACATAGTTACTTATTTATATAAGCCGTTAACTAGGCAACACAGGACGCATAGAAGACCCCGAGATCTTTGCCGATGACCGCCAGCGCATACGCGCTCTCGATCTCGACATGATCCGCTGCGTCGATCTCCCACCGGTACTTCTTGATGCGCATACCCGCCGCCGTCGCGCCCGTCAATCCCGTCCAGTTGAACGTGTAACCGCCCGAAGCGTTGAGGACTCCGGGCGACTTCGCGGCATATGCGAGCAAAGCGGACTTGCCGACGATGAAGCCGAACGTATCCGGCGTCGTATCGCTGTTGACGACATTCGATTCCGCCGACGTCGTTTGAATCGCAGCGGCCACTACGACGCGCTCGACCTTAAACAGCGCTTCCAGGTCCGATGTGCTGACGACTACCGCGCCGGGCGCAGTCTGTCCGTACTTCAGGCGATCCACAATCTGCGCATTCGTGAGCAGCGCGATAAACACCTGAGCGCCGAGCACGAGCACATTCGGCCAAAGGCCTGTTGTCGATTTGATCTGAAGTTGCTGCGCCAGTATGTCGTTAATCGGAGTAGACCCCGACGCGCTCCATTGCAGGAACTGATTCGTGCTCGGGGTGCCGGCCACGCCGGTTACGTCAAGGCCCCACACGCCGGTTGTCATGTACGACGATGCGAAGTTGACGTCCCGGTTTACGAGCGACTGCTGCGTAAGCCAGAACGTTGCGTCTCGATCGGGCTGAAGCGGCTGATCGCTGTTGGCCCGGATCTGGTCGTCGATGATCTTTTTGATCGCCCAGACCTCGGTAACGTACGTACCAGTTGCCAGCTTGTAACCGCTCGCGACAGCAGCGGTGCCGGGCGCACGCTTCTGCATATTGTTTCTGAAGTAGTCGCCCCGGTTGTAAATGAAATACAGATCCGACTTCGAGGGCACCGGAATACCGGGGAATATCGTACCGCAGACGAAATCCTTCTGATCCTGCAAATAACCCACCGACATAGTCGTCAGCGGGCGGTTGACATGCACGTCACCTAATGTGGGAAGTGGCATCTATTGCTTCTCCTTATTCGTTTTTTCACTCTCTTGGTTGCTGTCCGCGCCCGCGGACTAACTCTTCGCGCCCGACGGCTGGAACAGGATCACGGCGAGAAAACCGGCCGTAGCTCCCTGTACCACCTGGCCGAGGAAGTGCGCACCCGACGTCGCAGGCACCGCGTTACCGGCTGCGTCCGACGCCACGAACTGACTCGGCGTGACCGTAGCGCTGCACAGCACTTTAGTAATGCTGCCGACCTTGCATACGGGAATAGGGTCGCCCGCAGATGCGCCCTCCTGGCACACGCCGATGGCGAGTCCGCCCTGCGTGCACGTAACCGCGCCGCCGTTGGTATCCAACTCCATGAACGTAAAGTTCGCAGTGTCCGGAATCGCCAGCGTAGCGTTATAAGAAAGATTTACTTCATTGTCCCATGCCATATCTTGATTCTCCTTTTCGTTTGCGTTGACTGCCTGCTTTTTATGCACTGAGTACGCGACGGACGACGCCAGCGTACTCAGGACATAACGATTTCCGAAATTAATACGAGCGCACAGCCGCGCGATGCATATCCTCGTACTCCTTGTACAGTCCCTGGTTCTCCTCCATCGCGATGCCATACGCTTTCTCGTAGCTGATCTTGTCGCGCGACTGGATCGACTTGGCGATGGACTCAAGCTGCTTTTCGGGCTGAAAGTGCCCGCCCGCGCCGCTCTTACCCACCTCGCCGAACATCGGCTTCAGCGCTTTGTCGGCGGCAACGAGGCTCGCGAGCACACTCTTGTAAAGCGCACTCTCGACGCCGCCGCTCTTGTCGGCCAGTTGCATGAGCATGTCGCCCTTTTCGACGTCGGTGCCGGAAGTGTTGGGAAGCTCCGACTTCGCGATTGCCGTGAAACCACTCAGCTTGTCACGCTTGTTGACCTCGCTCAGCATCGCCTCCGCCTTGACGACGCGGTCAGTCAGCGCACTGTGCGACTTCTTGAGCTTCAGCGTCTCCTCGTCTTCGTTGTCGTCTTCGTCATCCCCATCATCGCCCTGCGTGTCGTTATCGTCGTCGGTAGCGGACCCATCCTTGCCGCCCTTGGCCTTCTTCTTTTTGTCCATGTCGGCGATAGCCTTCGCGATCATGTCGGCGCGCACGGTCGGACCGGCCTTCGCGAACTCAGCCTTGGTGGCATCGTCCATGCAGTCCTCGGCGGCCTTCTCCTTCAACTTACCCATCGCGGAGTCGCACATGGCCTTACGCTTCTCCTCGTCGCCCGCCATGAAGTCCTTCTGCATGTCCGGCGTCATCGACGCGTACGCCTTGCGCTGCTTCTTGCTCATCTTCGTGACGAGCTCGTTCTCGCGCTTCAGCAAATCGTTCTCCGCCTTCAGCACACGCACGGAGGCATCGACCTCCGTGAACTTCTTCTCAAGCTGCTCCAGTGTCATCGGCATCGTTGGTAATTCTCCTTTTAAGACGTCGGGCAGTTCTTCTCCGCCTCTGTCGGGGTTCGCCTGCTTCCATGCCGCTCGCACCCGAGCGACAACAGCAGGTCTGTCGGCGTCCGGTATCTGTGCTCGCTTGCCTCGAAATCCTTTTCCCAGCGCCGCGACAGCGGCACCTACTATACCCGCGTCCGGTTCGCCGCCGGGCGTCTTCGTGAGCCTCAACTTCCAGTCCGAAGGCTTGTCTGTCGGCGTATATGCGAAGTCCGACTTGGGAAACTTAACGCCGCCATAGGTTTTACCGTCGACCGCTTTCGTAAACTCCTTCAGATCCGACACGGCCGTCACGAACGACTTAACCTCTGCGTCTATCGCCTTCTGCTTATCGGCTACGGTCTTGTCGCCGATGATCGTCCACACGGACTGCCCGAGCGCATTGATCTTGTCCTGGAAATCGTTACCGATGTCCTTAAACTCACGCATAGCGTTAAGCTCGTCGAGCACATCCTGGAACGACGTAGCCTTTGGCGGGTTGCCCGACGTGTACCCGAGCGGCGGGTACAGTTCCTTCATGATCTTGACTGTCAATCCATCCATATCACCTCCGTTATCGCGCTTCCACAATGCCACTCGGGCGTGCGGGTTACGAACGCCATCATCGGACGTGGAGGAATTTGCTGGCGCGTCAACAAGGCTGACTTCTTTCACCTGGAGATGCTGGAGCTCATTCGGCATAAGTCGTATAATCCTTTCGCATGTTCAAATGAAACCGCACACCGTAATCCTCACGCCGCATCAACGCCGATTACGCGATCAATTACTGTCGGCGCGCACCGGGCGCGAGATATGCCGAGCGCTTAAACTGAAGCCGTCGCAGTTAGCTAACGGGGCAAAGGATGTATATCGTAAACTCGGCTACTTCTCGCGCCTGCATATGCTGGCATGTGAGATTGAACGTCTAACACCAAAAACAGCCCCCAACACGGACGGCATATGACGGCTGCAACGGCAAGTGCTGCGAACGATTCCCGGTTGGCCTGTACACACTCAAAGAGATCCAATTACTTGCGTCCGGCAGGCCCGAGCACAAGGAATACCAGAAGCTCGATGCGATGCTGGTGGTCATAAGCACATCGAAGCCGAACGGACATCCAGGCGATCTGTTTTCATGCAGGCATTTCGATCCGGCATCAAGACTTTGCGCCGACTACGTTAACCGTCCGCTTATGTGCATCCTTTATCCGTATGAGCAAACCTGCAAGTTCTGCTGGCTGACGCTGAGTCAGATTAACAACCGCGAACTAAGCGCATAGGCGCGTTCTGTGCGATCCGCCGCCGTCCGCCGCGTGTTAGCTCTGTTTAGACGTCGTGAACGCGTTATGGGCCGATTATGCGCTAACAGGCGTAGCTGTACGATATAACCGTGAACGGCTTCGCGCGAAACACTTTGTGTCGAGCGCCGAAACGGCTAAAACAATCGTATCATAATCCCATCATGCACGTAGCCGCTTTCTTCGCACCGCGCCGCGCCTTGACCCAGTCAGACAGTAGTTTACGCACATCGCCTGCCACGATTGACTGGTTCATCTCGGCGTCATGCTCGACACATAGGTTAGCCCACTGCTTACCGTCGTTTGCGATCTCCGGAACAGATGCGAGCCGCATACAACCAACATAGGTACACAGGCTAGACTTGAGCACGCTTCCCCTTCCCACCTATGGACCAGGCGCGCAGTTCGCCGGAAGTAACCTTGTCCCACGTGTCGTTGTCGTGGATGTACATGCCTCCCCACCACGCCACGCACCCGAGCGATATGACTGCGTCCGTGATGCCTTGAGCGTGCAGCGACGCGACCATCGCCTGCTGCTTCTCGCGCGTGAACACGACGGACTCCACGAGCTGGCCGACGCCACGCACCTCACCGTCATTGCTCGACTCATGCATCTCGCCACCCTTGCGCGCGTTGAGGACGAAGTCGTAGCAAGCGGACTCGATGGTCTCGGGGGTGATCATGTCGCCCTGGGTGTCCTCGATAACCTTGTCACCGATGCTCACGATTGAGAACCAGCCGAACACGAGATGCTTGTCGCCCGCCAGCTTGACGACGCTGCCGCGTATCTCGAACTTGTCCGCATCCGCATCCTCAGACTCTTCGGGGATATCATTGTTATCGTCGCCAGAGTAACCATCATCTCCGAAGGCTTTATTCTTATCGTCACCGTCGTGCGTACCGTTGGTGATAAATACCAGATCCTCGCCGTCGATCATATCCGCGAGTCCGTCGGCGGTGGACTTTACATCCTTAGGAGCCTTCAACGCTCGAAGCTCGGTACATACGTGCTCCACTACATCCTTGCCATCCGCGCTCGCTGCTGCGAAGAACATCTTCAGCGACGGGGACTGGCAAGCGGCGGCTATCAAATCGCTATAACCGTGGTTGCTCGCGAACTGCCCGAGCTCTGTTTTGCCGTTGCTGACGTACATTCCCATTTTGTTCCTTTGTCACTACGCGCGGTTGCGGTCATATGCCGCGCGAAACGCGGCACCTTCGAGCGTCATCATGCCGTGCGTTATACGTTCCTGACCTTGTCCTTCAACTGCGACAGTGTCACCTTCGTCATGCTACCCAACCGGAAGCTGCCTACTCCTTCGCGCACATAATATGTCGCATTGGATCGCCCGCGCATATCCGCTACAACCGTGAACACCTTCAGACCCTCCGCCTGCGCCTCGCCGAGCTTGCGGCTCAACGCGGCCTTCACACGGTCACCAACGGCATGCGCCAAACAAAGTGAAGATAATCCATATGCATCTGCAAACGTGCTTTACTTACACGTTCACTTATATGCGCACGATGCAGCACTGAGAGTTTAACGCCAGTCTTACCTCGGCGTATAGCCTCGCGATGTAATTGCGTGAAAGGTTTACCCTTCAAAGCCACACGCACTTTCTCAACTACGTAAAGCGGTCGCGGAATACCTTTTAAAGAACGTCCAGGATTGGCGCGTCTAACATCAGACCAAGGAACTCCTCGCCTTGCAATACCATTAGCACGAGCTGAAGCAAGTTGCTTATCGTTCAATGGTTTGCCCTTTTTACCTAGGCTCATCTTCCGTTTTGTTTCTTCCGTATGCGGAAGGTGAACCCTATGCTTCTGCGCTTCGCTCATATGTTGGCGTGCTACCGGACTCAACGGCGCACGATTACGCTGTGCTTCACGCATACGCTCAATCGTCTCAGGCGATTTCGGTCCCCGGTTGGCTCGCGATATAGATGCTTTGTGTTCGTCCGACAACTTCATACCAGCACGGTACTGGTTTCCTTTTGAGAAACCTTCGCCGCCGGTCGTCATGTTGTACCCGGTCTTGTTGGATCGTAGTCGTTCGATGTGAAACGACTCACGCACGTTCAACTCTTCCTCCGACGTGCACCGCTCAAGCACACTGACAATGAACGCATTTGCCCCATGCTTCCGTATGGCATTACTGAGGTGCTGATTTGCACCATGTTGAGCGCGCCTGACATGAGCGCTCCATCGTACGAGTGGATCGTCGCCTATGTACTTCCCGACGTACACCTTGCCGTTAATGCGGTTCGTAACCAGATACACAATCATCGAACTATACCTTTCAGTTCGGACAACGTCACCTTGGTCATCGAACCAAGGCGGAACGACCCGAAGCCTTCCCTATAGTAATACTGCGCGTTTGACCTACCTCGTAAGTCAGCCACAACAGTATAGCCACGGAAACCTTCGTCACGCTGCTCGGCTACTTTGCGACTTAGTGCAGACTTCGACATCGTAATTTTGTCATTTGCATTTGACAAAAGGCACTTACACTCGATGCCCACGTCATCCGACTTAAGATCCATCGCACTGTTGTCTTTGGTCTGCGGCACGCCAATTGCCTTAGCGAGCTTCGCTTCGACGCCCTCTGCCTGGCGCTGCTCCTTAGTGCCGATCAGCACTGCACTCTTACGCGCGCGCTCAACACGGTCGCTGGCCTTAGCGCGCGTGCCCGATCCCGATCCGAATTCACCATTGTCCGCGCGCGGCTGATCGGGCGAATACTTCACCACCGTCCCCGACAGCGGGTAAGTCTTGCGCGCACCGCCTACGCTCAATGTAATCGCGTTGAACGTCACCGGCATCGGCGCGATGCGCTGCACCGGCATGTCGGCGTCGGTCGGGATGTACTTGATGCAGACGTGCGGGCGGTAGTCGAACACGCGGGGTACTTCGACGCCAGCGCACTTGATCGCGTCGACCAGCCCCGCGCGGAACTCCTGGATGCCGGGGTTGCAGAACGCGGCGACGCACACGTCGCGTCCCTCGGTCTGCGGCTTCGCGCTGAAGCGTATCGGACCGTCTATCGTGCCGGTGACGGGCGCATGCATTGCCGCATAGCTTTTGATCGCCTGCTCAAGCCCTGGCAGCGTAGACATGTCGAGCGTGTCCAATTTGCCGAGGTAGGCGAGCGTTACATGCATGTCCTTCGGGTCTTCGCCGCCAGGTACTTTCAGCTTGTCAGCAGTTGCCGCATCGAGCATGAATGCGACCATGACGCCGGAGCCTGCCTTGTTTATTTCATCGGCGTTATGCGCACGATCGTCCCACAATGCAACCATGCCGGGGTCTTTCTCGTTCGTTACAGGAAGCTCGCGCCCGATATGGGTCTTGCACCATGCTTTGATCGCGGCTTCCTTCTTACCGTCAACGTCATCGGCCACGCGCGCTGTAAATATACGAACCTCTTTGCCAGAGGCGATCAGGCTCTTGACCTTGTCGACCATCGTCCTGATAGGCGCACCTATCGCGGTGCCATCGTAGGACTCGGCAGGCTTACAAAGCGTACCGTCCAAATCGCAACCGTACCAACTTGAATATTCCTTGTGCGCCTTGGCGATGACTTTCGCTGCCCACTTCACCGCGTTGACGCCGCCGTAGGCGTTGCGCGTCGTCATCGGCGCTGTCGCGCTCTCGGATGCCGCGAAGAAGTCAGCGACCATCTGCACGTGCTCCAGGTCGAGCCCCTGAGACTCTGCCAGCGGGTACGTCACGTCGATGACAGACACGCCTGCATCAATCGCCGACTTCGCCGCGCGATGCACCTCGATGGGCGGCATGTACACGCGGCGCGTCAGCATGTGGTTGGTGCCTGCACTTTTGCCCACCCACTTCGACCCGAGCACACGGCCCGCCGTAAGGATCGCATCATGGTAATGGCTCAGCGCCATGTCCATCTTCCACGCACCGCCCTCCGGGTCGCGTACCGCATCCGCGCGCGCTTTATCTCCCCGCGCGATGTGGTTCATTATCACCGGTCGTGCCTTGTCGCCCGAACGGTTGATCTTGACGTTAAACGCGGGTTTCGCGGCGAGCGCGCGTACTTTATCGCCGAGCGCATATACGCCACGACTAAAGTTGCTCTTGGCCGCCGCGCTCGCATTGTCGTCCTCACGCCCCGGGTGCTCTTTTAGCCTGTCATGCTCGTCCTGCGCGATACCCAACTGAATCTGCGCGCTGCCGAACCTTCCATGATCGTCGCGAGGTTGATCGGCATCGAACTTCTCAAGCTCCGGGTTGCCGCCGTCGGTGTCATCGTCCGTGAGGCTGTGCAGGATCAGGTAGACGCCCGGCTTCAGCGGGTCATCGGAATCGAGATCGATGTCCTTGATATCGTCTTTGTGCCACCGCATCATCGTGGCATGCGGTTGGTCGTCGGGATGTATTACATCCTTCTCGTCAAGGTCGTAGTCATCGGGGCAATCGGCATCGACCCAAGCCTGTAACAGTTCCTGACCACGACTATGAGTCTGGATACCGATCTTCAGGGTCGGGTCATTCGTGTAGTCGGTATAGACCTTACGAAAGAAACTTAGCTGGCGCTCCTTTGCGACATTGAACGACTCCGCCGGTTCCCCGTCAGCGCCTTTGCCGGGAGGCACTTCATCCGGGTGCTCTATAAAGTAGACTATCTGGCCCTTGACGTCATCAGGTTCCTTACCTTCGTATACGCCTAATTTCCACGGGCACAAGTCTGGCTGCGGTCCGGCATACTTCGTGGTTGGACATGCCTTCAGTATCGGCTCGACGGTCTCGATTCCGCGCGGCAGCGTGGAACTGTATATGACGTCAAGGCAGCCCTTGGTGGCAATGCGGTCAGCGAGCTTGTTCGCGAGTTTGCGTCCCTCAACGTTGAGGCTGATCGGGCTGTTGCCGCTGATGCGCTTCTCAATTGGTCCGAAGCTGTCCTGCGGCACGATGACGTCAAGCGGTCCGATGTCCACCGCGCTCTGGTTCGGCGGGTCTACGTCCTGCGTACCGGGATCGTCGTCCTTCTTGTCGTCGGATTTGCTCACACCAGCAATGCGAGCCTTTATCCATGTACGAGCGGAATCCAACGTGCCTGAATGGTTTACGCGGCCCGATCCTATCTCATTGGAGCCTGCGTTCGTTGTCAGATCTATACCGCGGTCGTCTGGAAACGCCATATTGTTGAGCGCACCTTTGACGGAGGCCAGCCCCTTCGGCGACGCCTCTATACTTATATGACCGGAGTCATCAACCATGATGCGTGCATGACCTGCTCGGATCGCCTTGTACGACGCATGCTTGCCGTCTGCAAGTCCGTTGTCGCGTGCTGCGTTGTCGTGCCCGTATCTGGATACGGGAATGAACACGCCGCCTTTGGTGAACCAACCCGAACCTGTGACCATCGAGCCAAACCTTCCGCGGTCGTCCCTCGGCTGGTCCGGGTCGTACTTCACGGTCGGGATGTGGTCCTCGTTGAGGTCACGGTAGTCGAACGGGTCTTGTATACCTTCCTCAAGACCAGGCTCGACTGTATCGGGGTTCATCGGATCTGTGCCGGGATCATCCTTGCGCCTGACATTCAATGGCCGGTCGCGGTGAACCATACCCATCGAAGGCGTGGACTTGCTCACTGCGTCGAGCATCAGCATTGTGGCGAGTGTGGGCATTTTTGTTGGATACTATTTTGCTACGCGGAACGTAACAGTCCTGGACGTTCGGTTCAACTGTGATCTCATGACGCCGCCTGCGAACGATGCCTGGCTCGGCTTTGATTCCGCCTTCACGGACTGATCTGCTTTCACAGGTCTGGCTTCAGGCGTCTTCGTCCGTACTATTCCGGCGCGCTGCGCTATGAACTGGTTCAACCAGCGCCCTTTGGACTCAGCGTCCATGAACTCGGCATGCTCGGCTTCGGTGACGCCCAGGTACTCATACTCACTGCCGTTACGGAACTGCACCTTGAGCTTGCCATCCTCGTAGCCGATACTGTGGATGTTGGATGACTTGACCGGAATCATCTGCATGACTACTGACCTATCTGGCACCAGTCATCGGCAAGTATATCGGTCTGCGACGCGAGCCAAAGCACCAGATCACCTGTCACCGTGCTCATGTAGATATACGGCAGCGTCATCTTCGAGTGCGCATCCGGCACTTGAAGCTCAAGCCACATATGCTTGCCGTTCCATCCGATGCGCTGCACACGTCCGCCGGACTTCAACGTAGCGATTGCGTCTCCGAAACTCATTGGTGAATGCATTCGTTTGTTCTTTCTGTCCCGCACGCTTTGTGACGCCGTTAAGGTATCGCGCGCAGGAACTTGACCTACTTGCTGACCGGATGCTCCACGAACATCGCCTCTACTCCGACATCACGGAAACATCGCCCGAAGTTGTTGCTGGTTGCGTTATAGCGCGACACACTGGTCTCGCGCTCAATCTGCCTGCCGTACGCATCCGTCTTCGACTCATCGCCGCATACGAATACCACGTTGATGCAGTCTGATCCCCACACTGCGGTAACCAGCGCATCGTGGTCACGCCTATAACCGTCAGTGTAAATCACCACACCTCCCACTTTGGTTGTCATTTCATATATCACCTCCTCCATCCGATTCACTACAGAGCTTTTCCATTTGCGCGACGATGACGCGGCGCTCCCACATCCAATCGTGCAATCCGAGCCACGCACCACCGGGCTCGACGGACTTCATGACCTCCGACGTCGCATGCTCTATCTCTACATCGCACTGGTCCATATCGAGCATCAGCTTGTCGATCATCAAAGTCTTTTAAGTACGCATCATGCAGCACGGGCGAACACCAACTTGGTAGTACAACGACAGTTATGAGTTATAATGCCAT